TCCTTGGCACTGGGCAATTCTTTGTACCAGCGATCAACATCGCTTACACGATCAAACAAACTGTCAAATTTAACTGTATTGGCCTTGGGGCTGCTGACCTTGCTTTTTACAGATATCTTCAGTGAGTTTTCTTCCTTGGCATCGTTGCTGATGCTGATAAAGTAATCGATTAGAGGAGTGGTAGCACTTTTAGGTATGTAGATCTTGAGCTTGACATTCTTTAGATCCATTTTTTTGGGTATGCCCAGTACAGTACGTATTTTGGCATCATTGGCCTTGAGCAGCACTGCCAGTTTAACTGCGCTTAGAATTTCAAAGAATTCGCTGGGCACCAGCTTGGTAGGGAAGTCCGGCAGTCTGTAACTGGTTTTGGTATCGGCCGCAGTCATCTGCAACAGGTCCGCTATGATGTCCCGTTCCTTGGCACTGATGTCCACGGTTTTTAAATAGGCCAGTACATTGCTGACCATGCCTGCGGGTTCTAACCAGGTATTGACTATGCTGGGGTTTATGTCCTTGGGCAGGAACGCTGGCTTGGTGCTTTTGGCCTTGTCCTTGGCATAGATAAAGATTTCCTTGCTGCCCAGTGTGATCTTACCGCTGGTATCAGCTTCGTATTTTATGGCTAGGTTAGGTATGATACCCTTCATGAACTTGGCCAGCTGTTCTAAAATCTGCTGACGTTGCTTTCGGCTCTGACTGGGGCTCGTGGTATTGACCATGATGGTATAGGTCTTGGCCACCTTGGTGATGTTTTCTTTGCCATGGTTCTTTACCATGAATTTATCAATTGTTGTTATGTCCTGTGCAGTTAATGCCATGCTAACTCCTTGATGTACAAGGATATTTATCTAGCAAGTATTTGTTTGTATCAGGTAATATCAGGATATAGCCTAGTCCAAACAAATGTGTTCTAGGCTGTTTCTGGGGGTCGTGCCTGTTTTATAGGCAGAAAAAGTACTTGTAAATCAATGGGTTAGTTTCTACGGTTTCGCCAGCCGTCTTTGTCGCCGTTTCTACGAGATTTCTCATCATGGCAATAGGGACACAATTCCTGTAGATTGGCAGGGTCATTGTTGAGATGATTACCATCAACATGATCCATGTGAGTGACTATGCGAGCCTGGTGCTTTTTAACCAATCGCCAGTTGGTAAAACACGGGAAGCCCAGATCATATCTGCCATCGGCATTGCCACACAGGTTTTTTCTGAGCGGCGTAACACCTGGAGCATATTCGCCTCGGCCCTGACTGGCATTACGACAATGACTACAAAAATGACTCCAGCGGTGACCGTTGCACATGCTGGGCTTACCACAGCCAGGATTGGCACAGGTTGGTCTGGGACCAAATTTTGCCTCGGTATCAGCTATGTCGTGTTTTTTATACTTGCGTTTCGTCGGCATTTTCAATGACTCTCTGAGCTGCCTGAATCATTTCAGCTATGATCTGATCTGCCTGGGTGTCTCGTAGGACTATGCCCAGCCCTTCGAGCCGATCACAGTACACATCCATGGCATCACAGGCCGCTATGGTTATGCTGGCATCTGTTTCCAGAGCTTTTTGTTCTTCATGCGCCCAGTCCAATGGTAAATACATAGTCTACTCCTTCACCTTGTTAAAAACCTACTTGGGTCTATACAGATCGTTCTGCACACACCCAAGCAGGCTGCTTGGGGGATGGTAAAAGGAATTAAACCACCCAGTTGGTCGTGCTATTACTTGTTAAATGCTTGCGCGCCAAATACTGCATAGGCTTGTGCAACCATTTCACGGCTAGGTTTGCCAAGACGGTAGAATGTTTTATTGTCTTTAGCACGTGTATTTGCATACACGCTATAACCTGCACGTCTCAACTCACTGATTCTTGCTCGTACTGATGGAACTGTGGTGTTTACCAAACCAGCTAACTGACCTGCTGTATAGCCACTGTTTGATGGACCAGTTTTCTCAAGTACTGCTAAGATTCTCTCATGCTTTGTCATAACGACTCCTTCAGATTTCGACCGCGGTTCTGAAACCCAGATTGTAGGTGCGGTCCGTCCTACAGCTGGTTTTGAAAATAAGAATTCAAACATTATGCCACCGCCAATTCAGCGATTTTAGCATCTACAGCTACTTTAGCTGGTTTAGCTGGCATCTTGAGACCTGTGGTCGAAGAACCACCTTTCCAATAGATACCTACGGCCTTGGACACCTGAGCCAAATAATCCTTATTAGATTTAATACCATCCACAGTTAAAAGATACTTAGCTGCGTCTTCACGAGACATTGCCTTAGGCAGGTCTGTCAAAAAGATGTCGGTATTTCGAGCTGCTAACTGACGAAGATTAGTATCAGCTACTGAAAGAGTTGAATATCTCATCTTCCACTGACCTTTACTATTCTTACTAACACCTGCTACCATAAACTTACTCATATATTACTCCTCAATTAATTTAAATAACCAAATAAGGTAGCCGCTATGACTACCACCAACGCAACAATGACCAATTTGACTATGTCTTTGGTATCATCGCGATTCCAACCACTGGAATTCTTTACAAACCCTTTGCTGTTCACTCGTATTTCAAACGGGTACTGGGCAGTTGGGTAAATTTTTTTATCTTTTTTCATATTATACTCCTATTATAAAGTAATTCATTCAAAATGTCAAGCACTTTAGGCCTAAACCCAGACGTCACTTTCGAATCGTTCTGTGACCCATTCATACGGATCACCATCTCGAGCCTTGGCTGTGCCATAGGGCATGGCATTGATGGTAAACGCATAATACTCATACAGATCATCATACAATTCTTCAGATAAATCTGAACCATTTACAAACAAATCCACATCAATCTGATGCTTAGCAATAATTTCTTTTAATAACATAAATTTCCTTTTTCATAAACACTAAAAGCCACGGCCCAGCGCTTGGGTGTAAAACTTTTCAACGCATTGAGCCTGGGGCCTCTATAAACAATTCTAAAATACTTACCACCCAATCTTTTGCGCACCTCGGCTAGGTGCTGTATGGGAATCCAATAATACACGCTGCAATCATCTTTGGGACTGCGATACTGAGCTAAATCAATCATACCATTTCCTTTTCATTTTGAAATTCACGAAACGCTTCTAGGGCCTCATACACTCTGGAGTCAGAGCCTTCGTAGATAACATAGTCACCATAGACCTGACGAGCTGAGCCTGCTACATATTCAAAACCACCATAATACTGCAATGATTTGTCGTCGGATTTTTTAACGATCAAATAATCAAAACCGTCGGTGATGGCTTCGCCAAAACTTCTGCGGTCTAGGCCAAAGGCTTCGGCCCCGGCTCTGGAATAATCGCTACCGTTAAATTCAATAGCTAACTTTTGGTCAATTTCATTTAATAAGTTATACATTATACAGCACCTCCATCAACAACTTTAAACTCATCACCAAATTTATTTTTGGTAAAATAAACACCGCCTGGGTAACCATGAGTCAGACCTTCTTGAGCACAGACATTCATGGCCTGCTTCAGGCTGTCTGAACTATAAACCAGGTCCCAGGCCTTTTCAGGATTCCTGAGTTCGTCGTTCATGCAACGCATAACTCTAAATCTATACACTTGCTCATGCACTTCAATATCTAATAAATCCATCATATTTTCGTTTCCTTTTTTATTTAACATACCGCTATTATATAGGAACGATTCGAAGAGTCAAGCCTTTTTTGCCTGTTTTTGCCTATATTTCTGCCTCATTTTTAGGCACTAATCTGCCTGTTTTTAAGGCAACTTTCTCGGCGTATTCCTGGCAGTCTACACACAGGCAAACCCCCGGAACTGCAAGCCTGCGAGCCTGGGGTATTTTCTCCCCGCAGTCTTCACAATGGCTCAGACCCGGCCCTACGCCTATCTTTGACCTAATAGCAGCTATGGCATTCATGTTATTGTGTATAGCATGCAGCTGCCCCATTTCGGCTTCTTCCAGATTTTCGTTCTGGATTCCTTCTACTTCCAACGGTTTAGGCACCATGTAATTTCATCCCCTTGAATTTAGCTCTGACACCGGTCTGTCTGGTGCGGCTGTTGATCATTTTCACCCATTCCTTGGCAATGCTACCTTTGTTAAAATAGTCTGCGAATATCTTTCCATCTTTTACAACTTCAATTTTATACGTTTTAACCATAATTTATTTTTCTTTTATTTTAAATACTGTGGACCAGTCCATTGCACACAATAGCCACCGTCTATGACATTGCCTCGAGCCTGATTCAGGGCCGGGCTGTTCCAGCTAGCTGCCTTGAGTATATCGCCTGAACGAAATTTACCAAAAGCCTCTTTTACTATAAAGCCCCAGCATGATCGATTGGTTCCGCCTGAGCCCGTGGTGACTTTTACGTACTTTTTACCGGCCTTGAAACCAATCTGAAATCGGCCTGGGTCAAAACCACTGGAAGCATAATCACTTTTTAATATATCATACAACTGATCTAAATGAGTTTGATTTAACATTATACAATCTCCGTTTCAACTTCTTCAATATGAATACTATCGCCAATTTCAAAAATACCATTGGACACCATTTTAATCAATGCCTGTTTGATGTCTTCCTGCGTTGTGCCCTCGGCATGAACACTGTCTAAATCACCGCCAAAATTACTTAGGGTCAACATTGCTACTGTTTTGAACTCTGCCATATCAATTTTCCTTTTTAATTATTATACAGGTATTATAGCACCTTTTGAACCGAATGTCAAGCCCCAAAATAACCATAGGGGACATTGAGTTTATAACAAAGGTATTCTTTGTCACCATTGGTTTCGTAGGCTTCATCTAACCAACGCACGGCCATGTTTCGGTCCTTGGCGCCGGCCATCATTAGATCCTGAAGTCTTACTTCGAGATCATGAGCGGCTTGTTTTTGTTCCTGCACCTCGTTTTCGTAACGCTCCGCACTTACTTTGATCAAATGATCCCATTCAATCTGTTTATCCACAGGATTCATTTCACTCCACAAACTACTACTAAATTCGCTAGGTCTGTGACCATAAGCGTCTTTATGTAGATCGCTATAAAGGTTATCATCATATGTAAATTTTGCCATTTCCATTCCTTTCTTATTTAACATACAGGTATTATATGATAAATGAACCAAAATGTCAAGCCTGCTAAATCATTGATTATTTTGGGTATTTTTATAACTCATTGATTCTCAAGGACTAGTATTTTCTGCCTATTTTTTAGACAGTTCTTGCTCTTGTTGTTCGAGCTCCCATTGATTATGCTCGGCGGCCATTCTTTCATCATCCACGATTTTTAGATCCCATCAACAGCATGTTAAAGTGATGGACATTATTTGCAGCCCATTCATTGATTTCATCCAGCGGTATGTCTGTAATAAACATGGCATCGGCTATGCTTAAGATATAGTCTTCGATGACCAAGGGTATTTGATCATAATCTTCAAATCTTGCTAACTCTTTTACTTTCATAATCTAGTCCTTTTTTTTAAATATTGGGGTTTAGTTGTGATAAAGTTTTATAGTCAGAAATGTTGATGTTTTGAGTATTGATAGGTGTATAGTATTGATTGATTATAGACTTATACTCAGAAAATGACATTTTGACTTTTTTTAAATAGTCGAAAAGTAAATAGGCTTTGAGATTTTTAGGTTTAGTTTTATTGATAAACTCTAAAAAATTTTTATTAATGTAATGATTATTAGTTTTATTTTGAACTAATATGGCGTCAGAATCGACGTAGACTGTAATTAAAGACGCAGTAATAAATGGTTTATTTAACATTAATTTTCCTTTATAATTTACAAACATCATTATAAAGGAACAGACCAATTTTGTCAAGTTTTATTTTTTATTTGTAGATCAATGGGTTAGTCAGATTTGACTTGATCTATGACTTTTTTTAGGGTTTGGCGGGGTGCAGAGCCCGGAGTAATGGCTTCGGTTTTGGGATCTATGTGAATGATGCGCATTCGTCTAAGTTCAAATAACGTAAAGCTAGTGCCTTCGCCTATGCCAGTTTGCCAGCCCAATCTATACATGATGAATCCAAATGCAATCCAACCTAGTGTGATGATCCAAATCATTTTGTTTTCTCCATGACGGTTACGTGGGGTAACCATTTGTGTGCGTTTTTAAGAACTCTGTCGTGGACGGCCTTCCACTTTAGACCCTTGAAGGCTTTTTTATAATAGCCCCAGCTAGTCAAAAGTTTACGATTTTCAATGGTGCGTAATATTTCATAGGGATCATGTCTAGGATAATTGTATTTTATTTCCATGGCAATGTCATGTCCAAATGTATCCATTTCATCAAACATGCTTAGGTATTCTAGATGCTCTTTGGCCGCCCCAGTCTTGCGATGGTTTATGGGCTGATAGTAATCAAATTTATAATTGTCGGGATCACGACGAGAAAACTGACTCTTATGTATGAGTTCGTGTTGTATGGCTTGACTCAGTAAAAATAGTGTATGGCGTACGTTAATTTTACTCCAATCAAAATACGGGCTTTTGTCTGAAAACTCCCAGATTATTTCAACGGGTTGATTGCGGCGTTGCCAATAATAAAAGGCTTTGATCCAATAATCCTGAGCCTTGAGCTTGGGATTCTTTTCCCACATGACTACGGCGCCAAAGGGCTTGACCATTTCCTGTAGCTGGCGTACAATTGTAGACTTTCGCATACGGCCAGTCCATTTGGACTCCAGTTGCATTAATCTACGATCTATACGAGCTGCTAGATACATGATCCCCCCAGATCAAAATATTTATCGTTTTACACTTTTATACCTGAAAAATCACGACTATTACGAATACTACTGCCAAACTTAACATCCAGCTCTTCGGCTACCTGACCACTCTGGCTCAGGCCTCGCTGAGCTGACGCTTCTACATCATATAACTTCATCTTGGCTCGATCCACGCCTATCATGAATTTACGATTCACAGTTGGGTCATTATAACGATTTTTAAGCTGCTTGACCATGAGCTGATTTAACTCTTCTAGATCCTCGGTGCTGACCAGAGCAAACATGAAGTCTACTGTGGCTGGTAGTCCAAAACTCTCACTGGTATCTGTCAATTCAACATCGGTGCTGCCATAACCACTACGAGTGGTCTGAGTAGCACTCAGTATGGGCACATTATGCTCAACTGCCAGTCCTCGCATTTCTTCGGCTATGGCTTTGATATAGGTATATGAATTTACTCCGGCTCCCTGTTTGATACGACTGCTGGTGCAGATATTCAGATAGTCAATGATTATGATGTCGGGTCTGAAACTCTGCTTCAGAGCCAGCTCATTCAACAGAGCCTTGAAGTGTCCACAATGAGCACCTGCGGTTGGATATTCTTTGATGATCAATCGGCCCTGAGTACGTTCCTTGATTTTATCAATGCGATTGTCATACATCTGTTTGCCCAGATCGTGCAGCTGATCCATGTCAATGTTCATGAGATTGGCATCTATGCGTTCAGCAATGCGCTCCTCGGCCATTTCCATGGTAATGTACAGTACATTACGACTCTGAGCCAGGGTGCCGGCCGCAACATGACACATGAACAAACTTTTACCCACACCAGTGCCGGCCAGTACTACATTCAGGGTTTTGTTGGGCATACCACCGTTGGTAATCTTATTGAACAGATCTAGATCAAAAGGCACCCTACTCTCAACGCGGTGATAAAAGTCGAATCGCTGACCAGCATCGTTAATATAATCATGGCCGACATGGTTATCAAAACCAACTGCCAGAGCTTCCTGCAGGATGCTTGGAAGGGCCTCCGTAGTATGTTTTTTATCACGACCGTCGATAATTTCAATGGACTTAAGTATGGCATTGTACACCGCCTTGTCTTTGCAAAATTTCTCTGTCTCAGTCACCAACCATTCTTTATTTACATCAGTTGGCTGTAACTCTCGGATTAAATCTACTGCTGTTTTGAAATCAGTTTCGTTGACATTACTGTTCTGCAGAGCTATGTCCAGAGCCTCGATGTTTGGGCAGGCATTATACTGATCAATAAAAGCCGAGATCAGTTTAAACACTCTCTGATCAGCATTGCCAAAATATTCAGGTCTTAGAAATGGATAAACCTGACGCATGTAAACATCATCATGCATGAGATTTCGTAATATGGTCTTTTCAATTCTGTCCATGTAACTCCTGATTTGGATCGGCTTCGCGTTTTAGAATGTCATCCAGTATGCTTATTATTATAGACTTTAATACAGTATCTGTCAATAGGTTAGGATTTCTAACCACATGATAGTTGAATCTGACATTAAGGTTGTCACCACCTTCGGCAAATCGAAGCTTGCCATAGCGAAACACCACGCCCGCAGCGTCACCGGTTTCGATGACTATGTGCGTGGTATCGTCTATGGGATCTTCTAGAAAACTATACCTTGGTGATTCCAGCGGCTTCTTCATAGGCAGCATCGATGTCATCTGCTCCCAGGTCCTGGTTGAGGCTGCTGTTACTGATTCTATAATTTTTTTCAACATAATCCTTGAATTCCTGATCTGTTAATACTGGTGTCCAGAAGTCCTTGTTATAGGTATCATCCAGACGATATTTCTTTTCTTCACCTCGATGGCTGTACCAACCATTGCTGGGTTTAACTACAAATCCACCTTCTAGAGCTACATCCAACAATCCACCCCATTTGCTGATGCCAGATTCAAATCCTACTTCGACTGGTATCTTGCTCTTTTCACGAACATATCTGGACTTCTCTACATTGATGATAAACTTATAACCCTTGAGTTCAGTACCATCTTTTTCCTGCTGACGGCCAATGATGAAGATTGCGTCGGCACTGTAGTAAATACCTGTTCCGCCCGAGACTACATCCTTGGGGAACATGCCCTGTTCTTTATAGGTATGGTTCACCACAATCATGGGAATGTCTTTGATGGTTAAATGTGGTGTTACCATTCTGAACAGAGACTTGAGCTGTTTGGCTCGGGTCATGTCAGCCACACTTTTGCCTTCCAAAGCATCTTCAACTTCTTTCTTAGAAGCTAAATTACCCACTGAGTCAACTATGATCATGACATGGTCACCACGCTCAATGTTCACCATCTGTGCCATGCTGTCATGCTTTAATTGCTCAATGTCCGTGATTGGAGTATGCAGTACACGCTTGGTGTCAATGCCAAAACTGTCAAAATAACTTTGTGGGCTACCAAATTCACTATCATAAAATAATACTACACCGTCCGCATACTTGTCCAGGTAGCTCTTGGCCAACATCAATGCAAACGCTGTCTTAAAATGCTTGCTGGGGCCGGCAAATACAGTCAGGCCCGGTGCTAATCCACCATCCAACTTACCACTTAAGGCAACATTGACCATGGGAATTGGACTGGGAATCAAATCCTTGGCATTGAAGAATTTACTATCGCTTAAGATATCTGTATCCCGAATAGTTGTATTCTTCTGTAACTTATCTAATAAACTCATACTAGCTCCTCGGCAACGCCTAAAATTTCAGCTATAATTAATAAACCACCTGCTCCGACTAAATCGCCAGTGCAAAGTGCTGCACCTGCGCCAATTCGAACAATACTTTTTACCAGGCTAACACTGGTGTGTGTAAATATCTTCATAACATTCTCCTAACTAAACAATCCTGCTAAAGTTGCCTGAGGCCGAGCAGTCCAGCCCAGTCCCTGAATAATACCGTTCAGGGGCTCAATAAAACTCTTATCCCACATTGTATCATAATCTACCATGTTTGTCAATAGAAACTCTGTGGGCAATTTACCTATGAATCCTATGCAATTTTCCTTGATGCGATTCGGTGTACGCAGATATAAGAATCGAATCTTATCACTTTCGCCAATCAATTCATACTTGTTGGTGATCTGATATTCCTTGAGATAATGATTATACAGGAGTGCGCCTCGAACATGCATGGGGCATCCTTTGTCATAGATGTGTGTGTTGCTGCTGTATTTTCTCATGCCATTTACACCACGAGGAAAGGCTATTTCTTCCGGAGGTAATTTTAGAAACTCTTTCTTGGCCTGTCCAATGAACTCCTGCAGAGTGGCTTCATCAGTGGTTATGGCTACCCGAACTGCTTCCTTGAGCGTCTTGCGTATGGCTTCAGGAGTACTGGATCTAACAATCTCCAGGCCCATGACCTTGAGCTTGGGTTCGGTATAGGTTACACCCTCATTATTATATACATTGATTGCATAGCGTTTCTTGGCCACCCAGATGCCTCGATCCGCTATGGCTTCTCGTTTGAACATAATCTTTTCTTCAAAGGCATTGGTATAGGCAGCTAACTCACCACAGGCCTGATTAATGATGCCTGTGATCTTTTCTTCACAGATTCGATCCAGTATTTTAACAATCTCGGCTTTGCTTTTATCTGCATAGAATTTTTTAACCAGAGGATCCAGAGTGATGTAACAGCTATCAGTGTCTGAATAAAAGCTGTATTTGAAATCCTTGGTGCCGACTATTTTATTCAGATATTCATCCAAAGCTCGGCCAACTGTACGAATTATGTACTGACCAGTTATGGTTATGCCCTCGGCAATGCGGTCATCAAAGTATCGGAAATAATAATTGGCCCAGGCTCCAAATAAACTGTTGAGCTGAATCTTACGAGCCATCTGGAAGTTGGTATAGCGACTGATGTCATTCAGATAACTGGCCTTGTGTGTCTCTTCGTATAACTTCTGAGCATCAATCATTTTCTTTTTATACATCTGACGGTCATCAAACAGCTTCTGTACAATGCCAGGGAACAGGCCCTTGCGATCTCGATTAAAATGATATCCATTGGCAGTCAGACACTCATCGGCATTCTGCAGGTCATCCAGGTCAGTCTGCTTGGCCAGCAACTGATCAACTGTGGTGGCAGTATGATAATCGGCATCAGGTTTGACCAGAGTTTCTGGACTCATGTTATACTGCATGATGATGCTGGGATACAGGCTTGTAGCATCAAAACTGACTACCCAATCATAGCCACCAGGCACGGGTTCCTGTACATAGGCGCCTTCGATGCTGCGATCTGGCCGACTGGTATCACGCGGATGCACAACTATGTTCTGATCCCAGAGATAGTTATACAGCACACAGTCCCAGGTTCGCACTGCGCTGAATACATCGCCAATGAGACATTTGGCATCAAAGGCCATGGTGGCAGCTAGCTCTATGAGCTTCATTTTATCTTCGAGCTCCAGAACTCTTTGAGTATCAGTTATGTTGTATTCTGTGAATAACTTCCAGTCATTTTTATAAAAGTCGCTGAAGGTATCAAAAGGATTTTCTAACTTGCCCACACCCAGTTCCTGCCGACAGATATAATCTAACTTGTAGCTTTCCTGAGCATTATAGGTAAACTTTTTATACAGATCCAGATAGTCCAGATGAGTGATGCCAACAATGTCAAAAGTGGTCAGTACTTTTTCGCCATAGTTGATTTCACGCTTACGAATCTGGCGCCAGGGGCTGAGCTGCTTGGCAGCATCTGAGCCTAATACTCGCTCTATGCGGTTCACCAGATAGGGTATGTCAAACAGGTTACTGTTCCAGCCAGTTATGATGTCAGGGGCATTCTGACTCCAGTAGGTCATGAAGGCTCGGAGCAGGTCGGCCTCGGATTCATGCTGATGGTAATAGGCACTGTCAAAAGGTTTACGACCCCAGGTTCGAATTCTGCGGCTGGACAGATCCTGTATGGTTATGAGCAGTATTTCTTCCTGTGGATCATCAACATTGGGAAAGCCCTGCTCACTGGTGGTCTCTATGTCCAGACCCCAGATCAGCATCTGGTTCATGTCAAATTCAATCTCACCACCATAGTTTTCGGTTATGTACTGATACTGCCAGTTGGTGTTGCCATGAATCTTCATGTTGCTCACACCCTCGTAGTTTTTTACAAACTCTCGGGCATCATTGATACCACCAAACTCCATGCTTTCCAGGGGCTCACCAAACATATTATGGTATGTGGCTGCTCCTGGCTTCTTTTTAGGGACGAATAATCGGGGTTTAAAGGGGATCTTCTCTTGGAAGCGTTGGCCATTGTGAACGCCTCGAACCAAGGCATTATCACCGTAAATAGTTACATTTGTGTAGAATTTCATATATTGTTTATTATAAATATAACTGTAGTGAATGTCAATTGTTTATCATGTTTTTATCATAAAATTATTTACGAGGAAACATGATGGATTTTCTAAAGCTTGTTGCTGAACTAGGCTTTCCCATAGCTGCGGCCTGCGCTGCTGGCTATTTTGTTTTCCTTACTCTTAAATTTATCTTAGCAGGTGTCATGAGTTCCATCAAGAGCATGACCAGTATCATCACGGCTCTGGACAACCGAGTTCGAACCATGAATCACGATATCATTCGAATCGATACACTGGTATCAAATGCCCTGGGCATAAAACCCGATGTGGATCGAATTTCTCGTGCAGACGGAAAAGAAGATGCTCGCAAAGATTAATACTATTATAATGGGTCTGGTGCTTAGTGTCAATCTAAATGCCGCTGAACCCATAAAGAAACTACACTTTAATTATAATGACAACGTAACCATCTGGATTGGCAATCAGCCCTGTGGGTTACCCAAATATAAGAAGTCATTTCCCTGGAGTGCAGCCGCAGTTCGCTCTGATGGCGAAATACTCGAAGGCTGTTTTACGGGTCATGACGAAGTAGTAGAGATACAATGGAAGGATGGAGACCGCAGTCGCTTCCCGGCCAATGCCTTCTTAATCAACAAGGATATCAGCATATGAGCATACAGATGAAACCCTTTCCAGAACAGGCCCTACTCATGGCTACATTTAGTCGCCTGGCCTATCTGGACCAAGCTGCTAGTAAAACAGAATTTGCTAAACTGGGCTTTGATGCCAGTTTAATTTCAGTTAATGGTAGTGAAGCCTATTTTATTACCGATGGTACAGATCTAGTTGTTGCCTGTCGTGGCACTGAGCCTACTCAATGGACTGACATAGCCGCAGACCTGGATGCTCGTCTAACTGCCAGTTCCACAGGCAAGGGATTTGTACATCATGGATTTAAGACCAGCGTGGATCAGATCTGGGCCGGTCTAGTAGAAAAACTCAGCGTGTATGGAAAACAGAGAACCATCTGGTGCACTGGTCATAGCCTCGGAGCGGCTATGGCGACCTTGTTGGCTTATCGTCTCCAAAGAGCTGAGAGAATGCCGAACCCACAGGCTCTATTTACTTTCGGATCCCCGCGTGTTGGGGACAAATCATATATCCGAGCCATTGAGGATTCGGGCTTACTGCACTTCCGCTTTGTCAACAACACCGACATAGTGCCCAGAGTTCCAGTCTGGCCATTTCAGCATTTTAGTGGCATGTACTACATGAACCACTGGGGTAACCTAAGAACTGCCAGCGGTTGGCAGCTGACCAAGGATGTTGGCCGAGGCATTGTGCAGGGCATCAAACAACGAAAATTTAGTCTGCTGGACAATCATAACATTGGTAACTATGAAGCCAATCTTAGAACCTGGGCAACTGGTGTAGAAAATGTTCAGGGATAATCAACTTACTGCCATGATTGTTAGCATGCTATTGGTCATAGCCTGGGTAACCATACATTTTGGACCCTGGATGGACAAGCTATGAAATTATCTGAATGGTTTTTGGCCCTGGTGGTAACCATAGCCGTGGGCGTGATCTGCTATATGATGGATCTGCAGGACCACGAAACTTTAACAACACCCGAGATTATTATCTATGGACCTGGTAACCTTAATTAACAAATATGGCTTTCCCATCATAGCCGCAGCCGGCATGGGGTATCTGATCTATTACGTTTGGATCTGGGCCACCAAAGAAGTAAAACCTGTGCTGAACGAAGCCAATGCCGTGCTTATTGCTCTGATCGATCGCATCCGAATGTTAGATAATGATTTAATCCGCCTAAACCAGAAAGTCAACATAGTATTAATGCTGAGGGAATTAGACAATGAGAATCGTTCTATTAGTCGCTCTAATCGCGATAAGTCCTAGCAGCTGGTCAACTGAATTAGGCTTTGGATTTAAAAGTCCAGCATTCAACGGCATAGGTTATAGTAGCCATGTACAGACCATAGAGAACACTGAATTCAGTCGTAAAAAGGCCATTGACGATAAACGGCTTCAGGACGCCAAGGATGCGGCCGCTGCTGCCAACAACACCATGTTGCAGAAGTTTCTTACTAACTTTGAAAGCCGGGTCTATGCTCAGCTCAGCACTCAGCTCATCAACAACCTGTTTGGCGAAAATCCATCGGATCATGGAACCATCACCATCGAAGGCAACACCATACAGTATGTCAAGACTGACAACGATGTGACCCTGACTGTAACTGATCCTGCAGGCAATGTAACCACAGTGACCATACCCATAGGGCAGTTTAAATTTTGAGATACTTAATTCTAATTCTGGCTCTGATGATGTCAGGCTGTGCGGCAGTGCCTACCATCAAGGATGAAGGTAAGATATCACCAGTCACACTGCAAAAAAACATACCTGAGCCAGCCGATGGTAAAATTGTTGTAGGTGTATATAGTTTTTCTGACAAGACTGGCCAGCGCAAAGATGGCGGAGTCATAGCTAAATTCAGCACTGCAGTCACTCAGGGTGGTGAAACTCTGTTGCTCAAGTCTCTGCATGACGTAGGCAATGGTCGTTGGTTCCGAGTAGTAGAACGCGTGGGCCTGGACAACCTGCTCAAAGAGCGTCAGCTAATTCGCAGCAGTCGTGAAGAAGCCCGGGATAAGACTCCATTAAAGACCATACTGTATGCTGGCATGATCATCGAGGGTGCCATAGTTAGCTATGACACCAACATCAAGACCGGCGGTCTGGGTGTACGAGTCCTGGGCATAGGACCTCAGATACAGTGGCAAGAAGACATAGTAACAGTTAGTATTAGAGTAGTCAGTGTCAACACTGGCGAGGTGCTGATGACCATTAGTTCAGAAAAGACCATACTAAGTGTGGTGGGTTCTGTGGCAGTGTTCAAGTTTTATGATAACGGCACTAAAAACTATGAAACAGAGTTCGGCGTAGGCACCAATGAGCCAGGTGTTTATGCACTTCGTAAAGCAATTGATACTGCAGTTGAAGAAATGATATATGACGGTGAACGCAAAGGGCTCTGGAAGTTTAAAAACAAGGAGTAAACATGAAACTAAAGCTAATCACAGCATTAGTCATGATCTCGTTATACAGCAGCAATAGTCTTGCTGATGGTGGAGCGAACAGCGTGTACATAGATCAGACCAATGCTGATCAAAGTACAGTGAGCATCACACAAACTGGGAGTAATAATTCAGTAGGTGATCCAGATAATATTAGTACACCAAGTTTTGTCATTGATGGTAATAGCATGAACCTAACCATCATACAGGACGGCATGAACAACAATGTGCGAGGCAATTTTATCGGTGGTGACAGCACGGCCAACATTGAGCAAAACGGTAACACCAACAGTACAAAATTAAACTATGGTAACTTTGGAACCAATGGCGGCACCCTGGGCATAGTACTGAATGGCAGCAACAACAGTACAGAATTAAACATAGGTACTACTCGCAACAGTGGCAACTACAACTATGGTATTGTGCTGACCGGTGACAACAACGCAATAACAAGTACCATCAATAGTAAGTATACTACAAATAGCTTTAGCATAGCTGGTGATGACAACACAGTTACAACCACGCAGATTGGTGCCAATGGTACTAGTTTAATCAATGGTCATAACATCTCAAGTAGTGTTTTGGGTAGTAATAATAGCCTAACAGTAGTACAGGATGGTGCAACTAATCCTAACAGTGTCACAGTAAATGTCACGGGCAATAATACTACTACTGCTATTACTCAGCACTAGTGTCCACGGAGCTATCGGTAAGATAACTGAAGACCGAGGTTCTGCTGAAGTACAACGTCAAAAATCCAAACTCAGTGCTCAGGCAGGTCTGGGCATTGAGAGCATGGATAGTGTAGAAACTGCCAACGGCATAGTTGGCATTACATTCCAGGACAATACTCAGGTCCGAGTAACCGAACACAGCAAACTTGTCATAGACGATTTTGTCTATGATCCTAAGGTCAAAGGCGCTGGTAAACTGGCTCTGAACGTAGCCATGGGAACTGTGCGCTATGCATCTGGTAACATTGCTCACGAAAATAATAAAAATGTAGCCATCAACACTCCGACGGCTACTGTGGCGGTTCGAGGAACAGCATTTACCATGACCGTAGATGAGATAGGTCAGAGCCTTATTATCTTACTTCCAAATCGAGATGGCAGTGTAGGAGAAATTGAAGTAACTACTGTGGCTGGTCAGGTAGTCCTAAATCAGGCATTCCAGGCTACCTTTACCACCAACATAGAGACAAAACCCAGCCGCCCGGCCATACTGAATCTAACAGAAAGTGCCATAGATAACATGCTCATAGTTCGTCCACCTCGTGAAATTGTAAAAGAAATCATGGCTGAAAATCGTAAACAACGCACTGCTTTAACCTTTGACGATCTAGATAAAAATGCTCTGGAAATAAAACCCGAAAAACCAGCTCTGGCATTTAATGATCTGGATGTTAATGAACTAAACATTGATTATCTGAACAATGCGCTGGACAACTACATATTAGCCGTGTTTGTGCTGGGTTATAATGCCAACACGCAGACCTATATCTTTGACCGAAATACATATTATCAGATTACCCGTAATACAACGCAGAAGGCCACAGTACTGATAAATAAAGACAGAGGCTATGATATCACCATCATACAGGACGGACAGACGGTGAACATACAGAATCAGGAATCTACAACCAACAGTATTTTTATAAAGCAATCAAAATGAGAACATTCAAACGACATCTTAACGAGATGAAAATTCATCTGGAATACCACGAAGAGCTTAATCCCAGGCTCTGGGCTGCTGGTGTTCTAAAACACGAGGTTCGCGTCAAGCTCCTGCAGTATGCCGAAGCCTGGAGAGTTTTTGCCAAAATACCTAAAAATTCTGTCAAGGACATCATCATGACCGGCGGTAATGCCAACTTTAACTACACAGACCTGTCCGACATAGATGTACATTTGATTGTGGACAAGGATCGCATAGCTAAAAATAATCCCCTATTAGATGACTACCTGCAGGACAAAAAGGTCATGTGGACTCAGAGTCATAAAATTACCATACTGGGGTATAGTCTAGAACCCTATGCTCAGGATTATAAAACTGAGTATCCAGTAAATCAGGGCGTGTACAGTCTTAAACGCAATACCTGGATCAGCAAACCCGAATACATAGGCGCAGAAATGCTCAAGGACCCGCTGTTAAAACAAAAGGTGCGTTTCTACATGCACATGATTGACGACATGATTCGTTCTAACAGCAGTCAGGATGCGTTTAAAAATCTCAAGGTCAAACTGCGAGACATGCGCGGAGCTGCTATTAAAAAAGGCGGTGAGTTCAGTCTAGAAAATCTAGTGTTCAAGGAACTACGCAATCGTGGTTACCTGGACAAGATGAGTAAATATAGTAAACAACTACAGGATCAGGAACTGAGTCTTTGATGAAGTATAAGACCATATGCATAAGTGATACACATCTGGGCACCAAGGATTGCAAGGCCGAGTTATTAAACAACTTCCTTAAGCATCACGAGTGTGATAATCTTTTTTTAATTGGTGACATCATAGACGGCTGGAAGATACAGCAGAATCGCTGGCGCTGGAAAAAGAGCCATACCAAGGTCATAGGACGCATATTAGAATATGCAAAGCGAGGCACTCGTGTCACCTACATCACAGGCAATCATGACGAGTTTTTACGTCCTTTTGTTACTAAGTTTTCCCTGGGTAATATTCTGGTATGTAATCATGCCGAGTATACAGACACTGACGGCCGTCGCCTGTTACTTACTCATGGTGATATGTTTGATGGTATTACTCGTCTAGGTCGCTGGATTAGCTTTTTAGGTGACTATGCCTATGATCTGGTGCTGTGGATCAACACTCACTTTAATTATGTACGACATCGCATGGGGTTTGGTTACTGGAGTCTGAGCAAGTTCCTAAAACACTCGGTCAAGAAAGCCATAAATTTTGTCTATGAATTCGAAGACAATCTCATAGATTATTGCGAACGCAAAGGCTATGATGGAATCATCTGTGGACACATACATACACCCGAGATTAAAACCAAACGAGGCATAGTCTACATGAATGATGGTGATTGGGTAGAGAGCTGCAGTGCCCTGGTTGAGCATGCAGATGGTCGCTGGGAAATCGTTTACTGGAAGGAGATGCTATGAAAGTTCAAAAACTATTACATAAGATGTACGTGGCCTGTGTGCAACATGACCATAAAAAAGAAAAGAAACTATGGTTCAAGGCCCTTAAAAAGAGCCTGGCCCATAAACATACTGAAATTATTCAATAATTAAACTCTGGCCCAATGATCGGTATCTGTGTCTGGTGCTGTTTCTGCTGCTCCAGCCTCAGCTATCCAGGCATAGGTAATGCCCTTGTGAACTACCTGATCACCTGGATTATAGGTTACAGTATGATCCCAGGTATTGTTTGCATCTGCTTCTGTAATCTGTGGTAATGGTTGTAAGTCTGCGTCCCAAGATCCCATGTTAACTCCTTATTTTGATGTTGCTCGCCAGGTGCCATCCCACTCGGCTGGTCGGCCTAAACGTAATCTTTCAATCATGTTCAGGTAATAATCCTTGATGGTTACTTCATCATTATTTATCATCATGCGAGCCCAGCGTTCTGCGTCGCTCCAATTACCACGATAGTATTCTTTTAGAAACTCTGCATGCATGTAGGCCACAGTCTGACCTATGGTATAGATACGAACTCCCTGAGTTTTACCTTTTACGGCTATGGTATCCAGCTCTATGGTGGGGAAACTGCCCTGGACCTGTTCTGCGGTGTCTGCACCAAGGATGATTCGAACTCCATAATTCTTTGATTGACCTTCAAGACG